AGACGGAGACCGAGCGCCGCACGACCGTTTCTCACGGAACGGAGGATGAATTTCCGTTCCCGTCGCTCGCCAAGACGATGCGGCGTGTACTCAGCGAGTACGGCGAGAGTATTCTCGTCAAGTCGCCGAACAACGGCTGCGCCGAGCTGCGCGGCACCATTGCGGCGTATCTCTCCCGCTCGCGCGGCATCAGCGTCCAGCCGGGACAGATCGTGATCGGCTCGGGCGCGGAATACCTCTACGGACTCATCGTGCAGCTTTTGGGGCGCGAGCGCGTGTTTGCGCTCGAAGACCCGTCTTACGACAAGATCCGCAGGGTGTATCAGGCGCACGGCGTCACGTGCGAGATGCTGCGCCTCGGCAGCGACGGCATCCGCTCCGATGAGCTCACCCGCGCGAGCGCGACGGTGCTGCATGTCACGCCGTTCCACAGCTTCCCGAGCCAGGTGACCGCAAGCGCGGGCAAACGCCGCGAATATCTCCGCTGGGCGGAGGAGCGCGGCGGCTACATCGTCGAGGACGACTTCGATTCGGAATTCAGCGTGTCGAGCAAGAGCGAGGATACGCTCTTCGCCCTCGAGCCCGAGCGCTCGGTCATCTACATGAATACGTTTTCCAAGACCATCGCGCCGTCGATGCGCGTGGGCTACATGGTGCTGCCGCCCGCGCTCTCCGAGCAGTTTCGGCGCGAGGTGGGATTCTATTCCTGCACCGTGCCGGTCTTTGAGCAGTATGTGCTTGCCGAGCTCATCGGCAGCGGCGACTTCGAGCGCCACATCAACCGCATCCGCCNNGCAAAGCCGCCGCTTTCAAAAAGTTTGAAAAATCGCTTGACGCAAAAAAATCTTTGTGCTATACTTCCATTTGCATTTGAACGAATGCGCTGGTGTAGCTCAGTCGGTAGAGCAGCTGATTCGTAATTAAGTGCTCAAAATCGCCTTTGCGCCTCGGAAGCCTTGTGCCGCAAGGGCCGAACGCTCCAAGTTTTCCACAGCAACACGCAAATGGGGTTTATTTGGGGTTTATTTTCATCAAATCCGAAAAATCATATATAA